GGTGAGCGGAGGCGCGATGAACGACTAGCGACAGAACTTTACTCTGCTCCACCACAATGCTAAGAAGGTTTCTATGGCGATGCAAAAAAACCTTTGGAGTATTAGTGCGTTAGCGGTCGAATTTGGGCTAGATCGGCGCACTGTGGCACAGCGTCTAATGTGCATTGAACCGACAGAAACCAAAGGTCGCGCCAAACGCTACGCACTACAGGATGCCGCAAAAGCAATCATCGGACAGATTGCAGTTACAGGCGACATACTTTCCTATGATGAAGCCAGAGCAAGAAAGATGGCAGCCGAAGCAGAGTTGGCAGAAATCGAATTGCAGAAAGAGCGTGGCGATGTTTTGTCAGTAGAAACAATCAACGAAGTCAACAATGAGATATTTGGGAACTTTCGCGCAAAGTTGCTTGCGCTCCCGGCTAAGTCAGCACCCGACATCTTTGCCAGTAGTAATGTCAAAGAGGCGAAGGGTATTTTGCGTAAGAGTGTAAACGACATTCTTGAAGAACTGTCAGATAGTATGATTGAAGTCTATGACCTTGAAGATACCGAATTTACCAGCAGCACGAAAGACAACAAAAAACGTACTTGATATAATCAAGCCACCACCAATCCTGACGGTAAGTGAATGGTCTGATAATCACAGGCGTTTGTCTGCTGAAGCATCATCCGAAGCTGGTGTTTGGTCAACTAGCAGGGCTGAATATCAGCGCGGAATAATGGACGCTATCAGCGATGATGCAATCGAAGCAGTTACGATTATGTCTTGCGCCCAGGTTGGCAAAACCGAAATGTTACTCAACTTGATTGGGTATCATATTGAGCAAGACCCAAGCCCCATTCTCGTCGTCCAGCCGACACTGGATATGGCGCAGACATTCAGCAAAGATCGGCTTGCTCCAATGTTGCGAGATACGCCTGTGCTGAAAGGCAAGGTCAAAGACCCTCGTGCTAGAGACAGTGGCAACACAACATTGAAGAAGAACTTTCCCGGCGGTCACATAACCATGTGTGGCGCAAACAGTCCAAGTTCCCTTGCAAGTCGTCCAATCCGTATCGTGTTGTGCGATGAGGTTGATCGCTTTCCACCGTCTGCTGGAACCGAAGGTGATCCCATTGACTTGGCAAAAAAGAGGGCAGCAACATTCCACAATCGCAAGTTTGTTATGGTCAGCACACCGACTGTTGAAGGTACATCTCGAATATCTGCTGCTTTTGAAAATACAGACAAACGAGAGTATTATGTCCCTTGCGCCGATTGCGGCGAAGAACAGATTATGAAGTGGTCGAATGTTCATTGGGATAAAGATCAGCCTGAAACGGCTTACTATGCCTGTGAACATTGTGGTTCAGTTTGGGATGATGCGTCCCGCTATAGAGCAGTTCGCAGGGGTATCTGGAGAGCCACCAATCCAGAGATAGTCGGAAGGGCGGGGTTCCGGCTATCAGGATTGTACTCTCCGTGGATTACTTTGGAGACTGCCGTTAGAGAGTTCTTAGAAGCAAAAAAGCTGCCTGAGACTTTGCGAGTTTGGGTGAATACTTACCTTGGCGAAACGTGGGCTGATGAAGCAGCCGGGGACGGATTGGATGATTTTGCCATATCCACCCATCGGGAAGATTATGGCGACAAAGTGCCGGAAGGTGTTGTTGTATTGACTGCCGGGGCAGATTGCCAGCAAGACCGAATTGAAATAGAGGTCTGCGGTTGGGGGCGTGATGAAGAAACTTGGAGCATTGACTATCGAACATTTTATGGCGATCCTAATTCTGCAAACGTATGGGCTGAACTTGACGAGTATCTTTCGCAAACATGGATGCGCGAAGATGGCGTGAAGCTGGCAATCAAGGGAACGTGCATTGACAGCGGTGGGCATCACACTCAAAGTGTCTATCGTTTCTGTAAACCAAGACTAGGCAAACGTGTTTTCGCCATCAAAGGTATTGGTGGCGAGGGCAAGGCTTTGGTCAATGGGCGACCATCAACAAACAATAATCTAAAATGCAAACTGTGGTCTATTGGAGTGGATACAGCTAAAGAAATTATCTACTCCCGGCTAGCAATCAAAGAAGTTGGCGCGGGTTATTGTCACTTTCCAGAGCGATATGATGACGAATATTTCAGTCAGCTAACCGCAGAGAAAGTCGTCAAGAAATACCATAAGGGTTTCCACCGCAGAGAGTGGGTGAAAATACGTCAGCGCAACGAGGCTTTAGATTGCCGTGTCTATGCGTTGGCGGCATTGAACATACTTGGCATTTCCGTTAATATGCTTGCACAGAGATATGCCAAGACAGACGCAAAGGATGTGGATGTTGATAAAGCCAAACCTAAAAGGCGCAGAGCAAAACGCAAGTCTGGTAACTTTGTGCAAGGGTGGCGATGAACCCGGCCTAGAGCCGATTTGTAAAAGATAGAACTTAGGCAGGGGGTATTTGCCGTGGCAAATTTATTTGATAGCGCAAATGCACCCGTTGGGGTTCCCAGCGAAGTTTTCATTGGCGACTTCATACAATTTAAGATAACCGAGTTCTCTGACGATTACGCAAACTCCGCACACACAATGAAATTGATTGCCCGGATAAGCACAGGGGCAAACACTGAAATAACGATCACTGCAAGCGCGTTGGATGACGACTACCTATTTTCTGTAGCATCGTCGTCTAGCGCAAGTTTCACGGCTGGCAATTACCATTATCAGTTAGAGATTACACGCGACAGCGACAGCAATCGAATTATTGTTGATCGTGGTCATATAAAAGTTTCTACAGACTATGATAACAATGTTGATCCACGCGCTCACGCTGAAATCATGTTGTCCAAGATCGAGAGCATCCTGGAGGGCAAAGCCGACAGTGATGTAAGCAGCTATTCAATCCAAGGTCGTTCTTTGACCAAGTTAGGCATCGAAGAATTATTGGAGTGGCGTAATTATTATCGTGCTGAAGTAAACGAGATCAAGCGCAAGGAACAGATCAAGCATGGTCGTAAAACCAAATCGACAGTTTTGGGAAGGTTTTGACAATGGGACTTTTAGACTTTCTCAACCGTGAAGAAAAGCCGAAGCAGATGAAATATAAAAGGCTGTTTCGTAATTATGGTGGCGCAAACAGTGGTCGGCTTTTTGGTGACTTTGTTGCTAGTAGTTTCTCAGCCGACAGCGAACTAAAAAATTCATTACCTGTCCTACGCAACCGCAGCAGAGACTTGGCAAGAAATAATGAATATGCCAAGCGGTTTCTGAACCTGATAAAAACCAATGTCGTGGGTGAGAAGGGTTTTAACACACAAGTTCGTGCAAGAAACCCTGATCTGACTTTGGATGTAGCTGGCAACAGAATAATTGAAGATGCGTTTCATCAGTGGGGGCGTTTGGGCAATGCGGATGTAACAGGGAGATTAAGCTGGCTGGATTGTCAGCGTGTTGCAGCCGAAACACTAGCGCGAGATGGCGAAGTGTTTATCAAGATCATTCGCAATCGCCAATATGCAAACGGGTTCACTTTGCAATTCATCGAAGCTGATCTGGTTGACGATCAGGAAAATGGCCGCAACGAAAAGAACGGTAATGAAATCCGTATGGGTGTTGAGATGGATCAGTTCCATCGGCCTGTCGCATATCATGTGCTGACTAGCCATCCGAATGACAGCTTCTTTAGAACACCTAAAAAGAGAGAGCATGTTCGTGTCCCCGCTTCTGAGATGATCCATATATTTATGCCAGTTCGGACGCACCAGACACGCGGCGAACCATTTATGGCTCCGGCAATCACAGGGCTAAAGATGCTGGATGGTTTTGCGGAAGCTAGTCTTGTTGCTGCTAGAGCGGCAGCGTCGAAGTTTGCTGTTCTTACTACACCATCGGGCGAAGATTTTGTCGGGGATGATGAAACAGAACAAGATGTTCCTGTCGTCGATTTTGAGCCAGCTAGTATTTTTCAGTTGCCGGAAGGTCAGGACTTAAAACTCATTGACCCTAATCATCCGACAACAACATTTGACGAGTTCCAGAAAGCTATTCTACGAGGGATCGCTGCTGGACTAAACGTCAGCTATACGAGCCTATCGAATGATCTCACTGGCGTTAGTTATTCGTCAATACGCCAAGGCACGATTGAAGAACGCGATCACTTCAAGATGTTGCAATCTTTTCTAGTGCAGCATTTTTGCGAACCAGTTTTTCGGGCATGGTTAGAAACTACGATGACAGTAGGTGACGTTCCAATCCCGATAGACAAGTTTGATAAGTTTGCTGATGCTGTCGTGTTTCGTGGTCGGGGGTTTGCCTGGGTCGATCCGCAACGTGAAATCAATGCAAATATATTGGCACTGTCCAATGGCATTGTTAGTCTGTCTGACATTGCAGCAAACTATGGTCGTGACGTAGAAGACTTATTCTCACAGATACAATCGGATCAAGAGATGGCAGAGCGTTACGGTATCAAAACTGCGTTCCAGCCGTTTGGTAGCAAACTGCCAGCAGAAGCTGAAGTTGATGGGGCTGACAATGCCGACTGACTTTCCTACAAAGGGTGACGACAAAAAGATCAGTTTGCGTAACAGCAACTATCCGCAGTTTGACTACGATTTTGCGACAGGCATAAAAAAAAATAATAATGAGGTTTGGCGTTTGGGTGGGAACATTCGCGGCAACGAGGCTTATGAGTTCTGGACAAAGGCAAGAGATGGTTCGGAAACCGAAGGCACACTTGATTGGATAAAGGAGCGCGAAGCCTGGGCAGCAAGACACTTTGAGGATGGAGCGCAGTTTAAAGATGGTGACTTGGAGCCCAACAGATCGAATGTTGGTGGCGTTGTAGCCTTGATGAAATGGGGCGTCGTCGGAACGCTGGGAGAGCGCGGCATGAAGGATGTAATATTGGAACTTGTGAAGAAGCTAGAAGGCAAGAAGGACGAAGATCGTGCCTTCTCTGATTTAAGCGATGCAGTCCAAACTGGAATACGCAACATGGTCGAGGAACACAATGAAGAAGTCGGTAATGCAAAAACTAAGCGTACGAATGTACGCACGATGGCAGCAGTTTTTGAGCGCGGTGTCGGCGCGTATAAAACAAATCCGGGAAGCGTTAGGCCGAATGTAAAGTCACCAGAGCAATGGGCGTATGCACGTTGCCGGAGTTTTTTATTCGCGTTACGCAATGGACGCTTCCAAGGTGGAAAACACGATCAGGATTTGTTACCATTGGGACATCCCTTATCAACAAAGGAACGGGACATGGCAGATTTAGAGCAGAGACATATTCTGAACGTCGAAGAAACCGATGAGGCATACACCATTACTTTCGCTAAGAAGATGGAAGAAATGGAAGAAATGGGTGATATGGAAGAGCGCCCATATCATTATGACGAGGACGAGGATAAGAAGGGCGCGAAAGACAAAGATATGGAGCGTCTTGATCGTTTGAATATGTCCAAGCGGTATCATCAGTTTGATGATGACAGAACTATTGACGAAGAAACCCGCGAAGTTCGCGTTGGCGTTTCCAGTGAGGAACCAGTGGAGCGCGATTTTGGAATGGAAGTTATTGACCACAGCCGGGAGAGCATGAACCTTGAGTTCCTTAATTCTGGTCGTGCGCCTTTACTGCTGGATCACGATATGACCAAGCAGATAGGTGTGGTTCAAGAAGTTGAGATGGATGAAGATAAGCGCAGATTACGCGCTATAGTTCGCCTTGGAAAAGGTGAACTGGCTTCTGAAGTCTTTAACGATGTTCGGGACGGTATTCGTCAGAACATCAGTGTCGGCTATCGAATAGATGGTCGAGTTGAGCGTGAAGGTGATCCTGACGAAGTTGTTAGGGTTGCAACAACGCCGATGGAGATTTCGATTGTATCTTTGCCAAGTGATAGGTCGTCACTTGTCGGCATCGGGCGGTCAGTTTCCAAACCTTTGCAAACATCAGTTAAAACGGAGATTGCTATGACTGATACAACTGAAACCCAAGTCGTTGACTTGGATGCGGCGAAGGCAGAAGCTGTTCGAGCCGCAAGAAAGAACGATAGCGAAATTCTTGCTATCGCTGCCAAGCACAATAAGCGTGATCTTGGCGATGCCGCCATTCGTGACGGTTTGAGCGTTGATGCGTTTCGCGGTCAACTTCTTGATGTCATCGGTGATGACAAGCCACTTGATACGCCCCCAAGCGTTGTTGACGCACCTGTAAAGGAAAAGCGTTCCTATTCGCTTGCTCGTATGATCCGCGCTCAAGCTACGGGCGATTGGCGCGAAGCTGGCTTTGAACGTGAGATGAACGATGAAATTACACGTTCTGTCGGGCGAGAAGCAGAAGGCGTTTACGTCCCTGACTTTGCATGGCAACAGCGTGGCCCACTTTCCACTGCCGCCACAGGCGCGACAGGATCAGAAGTCGTGTTTGATGATTTCGTTCCCACGGAACATCGCGGCGATCTTTTCATTGAAGCACTACGCGCCAAACAGGTTCTTGGAAATCTTGGCGCAACCTACATGGGGGGTCTGACGGGTCGTGTAAAAATGCCGAAACTGGCAACAGGCGCGACAGCCGGGTTTGTTGAGGAACTCG